GGGTCAAGCAGGATTATGTGCTCACCGAGAACGACCGCGGCAAGCAGGTGCCGGTGAAGGTGGGCATGGCCCCCGTGCAGCGGGACGATGTGGAGTATGAGTTCGACCTGATGCTGAACATCGGCCGTGACCACATTGCCACCGCCAGCAAGGACGTGACCTTTCTGGACGGCCTGAACACGGTCATCACGCCGGAGCTGGGCAAGCAGCTGGCCGACTGGGCCAACGAGGGCAAAGAGCCGGTGCGCTGCGAAGCCTGCGGGCATCTGGTGTCCGCCACCGGCAAAATGACCCTTGCCCAGCTGGCAGAGTTCACCCGCAAGACCTACGGCAAGTGCCTGTGTGCCGCCTGCGCCAAAAAGGCCGAGCTGGCCCGCCGTGCCGCCGAGAAGGACAAGGAGGCCGCCTATGAAGCCCAGTGACGCCCGTGTCCGGCAGAAAAAGGACCAGCTGCAGCAGGCCCGCAACGCCCGGGGCAAAAGCTGGCAGGACGATCTGCTGGCGGTGCTGGGCGGCATCCCGCAGGCATGGGCAAGGCTCTGGCCCGCCGACTGGGGCGGCCAGCCCTATGACATCGAGGCCACCATCGACGGCCGCAGCTGGGGCATTGAGTGCAAGCACATTGCCAAAGGGAACCTGCCCTTTTCGGCCTTCCGCCCCAACGAGGTGGAGAACCTCTCCCGCAAGGAGGACGCCGGCGGCGTTGCCGTGGTGGCCGTGCGGCGGGACGCCCCTGCCGTGGACTGCTTCTTCCCGTGGTACTACATCCGGGACGCCATCGAGAGCGGTGAACGCGGCAGTGTGAAGCTGGAGGGCCTGCCCACAGACCTGCTGAACGTGCTGGAGGTGGTGCACCCGTGATCTACACCCTAGATGGAGAGCTGCACCTCTCCGATCTGCCCACCCCGCTGCTGCACCAGCTGATCCGGGAGCTGACCGTGCCGAACCCCCGCTACGAGAACGCCCTGCGGCTGGGCCGCCCGGCCTGGAACATTCCCAGGACCATCATGCTGTACGAGATCAAGGGCAACGCCCTCACGCTGCCCCGGGGCATGGCCGAGGAAGTCTGGCGGCAGCGCCCGGCCGGCACCGTGTCCAAAGACAGGACCCTGCGGGGCGAGCCCTGCTCCTTTGAAAAGGCCGGCTTTACCCTGCGGGACTACCAGAATCAGGCCGTGGACGCCGCCCTTGCCTGCAAATGGTGCCAGGGCGTGCTGGTGGCCCCCTGCGGGGCCGGCAAGACCGAGATCGGCATGGCACTCATCGCCCGGCTGGGGCGGCCTGCCCTCTGGATCACCCACACGCTGGATCTGGCCCAGCAGGCTAAGGAGCGTGCCCAGCTGCGCCTCGGTCTGGACGACCGGGAAGTGGCCGTGATCTCCGGCAAGAGCAAGCGCCTGGGCACAAAACTCACCATTGCCACCGTGCAGAGTTTGTACCACATGGAGCTGGACGAGCTTGCCCGCACCGTGGGCGTGGTGATCGTGGACGAGTGCCACCATGTGGTCAACAACCCCGAATCCGCCAGCATGTTCGCGGCGGTGCTGCGGTGCCTGCCGGCCCACTGGCGGTTCGGCCTGACCGCCAGTGACCAGCGCAGTGACGGCCTGAGTGAGACCATCTTTCAGGTGCTGGGCCCAAGGGTGGCGGTCATCGACCCCGGCCAGCTGGAACAGATCACCATCACGCCCCGGGTGGAGACCGTGCCCACCGCCTTCGTGTACACGCCCCGGGCCAACGAGAGCCCCATCGACTATGTGCGCCTGATGCACCACATGGCAGCGGACGAGGCCCGGATGCACACGGTGGAAACGGTGCTGGACCGTGCCGTCACCGAGGGCACCAGCTGGCTGGTGCTGGCCGCCTCGCTGGCCGTGCTGGAACGGCTGCACCGGTACGCGCTGGACCTGGGCCTTGCGGCAGAGTTCGTCTGCGGCAGCACCAAAAAGGCTGACCGCCAGCAGGCCCTTGCCCGCATGAAGAACGGGCAGGCGCGCATCCTGTTTGCCACCTACCAACTGGCCAAGGAAGGACTGGACATCCCCCGGCTGGACCGGCTGGTGCTGGCAACGCCCACCCGCAACAAGGTGATCGTGCAGCAGAGCATTGGCCGCATCCAGCGCCCGGCCCCCGGCAAGACCGAGGCGCTGGTGCTGGACATCGTGGACGAAAAGACGCCCCAGCTCCTGACGCAGTACAAGCAGCGCCGGAGCCTTTATAAAAAGATGAACATCACAGAAAAGGAGTAACTACTATGAGCGAACTGAACTATGCAAGCACCCTTGCCGCACTGGATGACGAATTTGCCTCGGCCAGTGCCAGCACCGGCTCCGGCAGCGTGCCGGTGGGCCGTTACAACGCCATGATCAAGGAGGCCAAGATCGTGGCCCGCACGGGCGGCGGTCTGGCTCTGAGCGTGTCTTTTGTTGTGACCGAGGGCGAGTACAAGGGCCGCTACGCCTTTACCAGCTACAGCCTGCACAAGAACGGCCTGCCTTATTTCAAGGGCTTTTTGCAGACCATCCAGCTGCCCCTCGAACGCCTGAGCGAACTGGAGCAGATCCTGCCGCAGTTCACGGGCCGCCGCTGCGCCATCAATGTGCAGACCGACAAACAGAACCCCCAGTACACCCGCACCTATGTAGACAAATATCTGGGCATGGGCGACATCCACGAGGTGCTGGGCGCATCCGCTCCGGCAGCCGACGCGGACGGCTTTACCCCCGCCGACGATGACGGCGACATGCCCTTTTAACCGGAGGTGCTCATGCTCGAACAGTTCCCGCAACCCTTGAAAGAGGCGCGCCGCTGGGTCTGTTTCGATGCTGCCAAAACTCCCATCAACCCCGCCACCGGCAAGAACGCCATGCCCAACGAGCCCTCCACCTGGGGCACGCTGGCAGCGGCACAGGCCGCGGTCACCCGCTATGGCCTGCGCGGTGTCGGGGTGCTTTTGGGAGATGGGCTGTGCGGCATCGACATTGACCACTGCCGGGATCCGGCCACCGGGGCCCTCTCCGATATGGCGGTGCAGATCATTGCCCGGATGGACAGCTACACCGAGGCCAGCCCCAGCGGCACCGGCGTGCATATCCTGTTCACCGGCACAAAACCCGCCGGCCCCTGCCGCAAGAGCAGCATCGGGCTGGAAATGTACGACGGCGGCCGGTATTTCACCGTGACCGGCAACGTGCTGGAAGCAAAGGCCATTGCCGAGCGCACCGAGGCCTGCGCCGCCGTCCATGCGCAGTATCTGGCCAAGCCCGAACCCGCCGGCACGCCCGCCCCGGCTGTGGTGTGGCAGGCCGTGGACCGCTCCGACGAGGAGATCCTGCACACTGCCTGCAGCGCCAAAGACGGGGAGCGCTTTGCGGCCCTGTATGCCGGCAGCTGGCAGGCCTACTACGCCAGCCACAGCGAGGCGGATCTGAGCTTCTGCAACCTGCTGGCCTTCTGGTTCGCCGCTGACAAGGCCCGCATGGACCGGGTGTTCCGTGCCTCCGGCCTCATGCGCCCCAAGTGGGACCAGCGCCGGGGTGCCAAGACCTACGGCGACGCTACCCTGGACCGTGCCGTGGCCGACTGTCAGGAGGTGTACACCCCGCCCCCGCAGACAGCAGACGGCGGCCCGGCCTTTGCGGATCAGGACGAAGCCCTGCGGGCCCTCAATGCCAAATACACCGGTGTCGGCAGGGAGCAGGCCCCGGCCAGCGCGCCGGCCCCCGGCGTCAAGAGCTACTCCATGGACGACACCGGCAACGCCCGCCGCTTCCGTGACCGGTACGCCGACCGCCTGCGCTACAACCCCACCGACAAGTGCTGGCTGGTGTGGGACGGCACCCGCTGGCAGCGGGACGACCTGGCCACCGTCAAGCGCTTTGCAGACGAGATGCTGGATCAGATGGACAAGGCCTGCTTTGGCATCCGTGATACCGACAACGCCGCCGCCCAGCGCAGACACGTCCAGAAAAGCCGCTCCAGCCGGGGCAAGGAGGCCTTTCTCAAGGAGGCCCAGCACCTGCCCGGCATCCCCATGCTGCCGGAGCAGTTCGACCGGAACCGGGGCCTGCTGAACGTGCAAAACGGCATCCTGGATCTGGCCCGCCGCAAGCTGCTGCCCCATGACCGGGAAAAGTATATCACCCGTCTGGCGCAGGTCATCTATGACCCGGACGCCGCAGCGCCCACATGGCGGGCGTTTCTGGATTCCGTCACCGGCGGGGACAGGGCTCTGGCCGAATACCTGCAGGTGATGACCGGCTACTGCCTGTCCGGCTCCACCCGGGAGCAGTGCATGTTCTTTCTCTACGGCGACGGCTCCAACGGCAAATCCACATTCCTGGAGGCGCTGGCCAAGCTGTTCGGCGATTACGGCATGAACGCCCAGGCCGAGACCATCACCAGCGCCCGCAGCCGTTCCTCCGGTGCCGCCCGCAGCGACGTGGCCCGCCTGAAAGGGGCCCGCCTTGTCACCATCGAGGAGGGAGATCAGGGTGCCATGCTGGACGAAGGTCTGGTCAAGCAGATGACCGGCGGCAACACCATCACGGCCCGTTTCCAGTACGGCAAGGAATTTGAGTTCCGGCCCGAGTTCAAACTGGTCATGGCAACCAACCATCTGCCCCGCATCCATGGCACCGACGTGGGCATCTGGCGGCGCATCCGGCTCATCCCGTTCACCCAGTGCATCCCGCCGGACAAACAGGACATGCTGCTGCCCCAGAAGCTGGAAGCGGAGCTCTCCGGCATCCTCAACTGGGCGCTGGACGGCCTGCAGAAGTGGCTTGCCCTCAGCAAGGGCGGCAAAAAGCACGGTCTGCCCGCCTGTGCTGCTGTGGATAAGGCCGTGGACGCCTACAAGCAGGATCAGGACCGCATTGCCGCCTTTCTGGCCGACTGCACCGAGCCCGCCGAGGGCCAGACCGTGCAGGCCAGCGTGCTGTTCCGCACCTATCTCAACTGGTGCAGCGACAACAACGAGAAGTGGCGCATGGCCAACAAGCAATTCGGCATCGAGGTCAAAAAGCACTACGAGGTGCGCAAGGGCATGTACTACAACGAGTATGTGGGCATGGCCCTGTCTGAGGAGGGCCTGCGCTGCATGGCGCTGAACCGCGGTGCAGAGCTGCCCGCCCGCAGCACCCAGGGCCCGCCGCTGTACGAACAGACCCGCCTGAAGAACTGAGTATGGAGGGAATGGAAGCAAAGGAGCCTTTCCGGGGACTTTCCTATATATTCTATTTTTTTGTTTCCCTACTAGGGAGTTTTCGGAAATAGGTTCCTACCCTCCATACCCTCCATAGAAAGGAGAAAACGAGTTTGACCTACGAAGAGAAAAAGGACTGGCTCTGGCGGTACCGGTCGGCCAAACGGTTCGAGCGGCTGCGTCTGGACGAGCTGGCTACGCTGGAAGCGGAAGCCATGCACACCACACAGCGCTACTCCCCGACACCGGGCGGTGGTGGTGACGGCCAGACGCTGCCCCGCAGCGTGGAGCGCATCGACGAAGCCCGCCGGGAAGCCGCTGCACAGTCTGCCGTGTGCGACGCCATCCGGGCCGAGATCATGGAGGTGTTCCGCCAGCTGGACGATGAGGTGGATTTCATGATCCTGTTCCGGCGGTATATCCTGCTGGAGGACTGGCCGGACATCGCGGTCATCGTCCGCATTTCCCGCAGCCAGATGTTCCAGCGCCACAGCGCCGCCGTCCGCCAGCTGGACATCAAAAGTCCGGAGCAAACCGGAGCAGACCGGACTTGATAATACTGTCAACCCCTGCTAAAATTTAAACTGCCGAAGCCCGCAGGAAAGGTCCCTTACTCCCTTCCCCCTGCGGGCTTTGTGCTGCCCGGCTGCGACAGGGGAACACACATTTACTCACCCAACAGCCTGAATGTACCAGCCGGGCCTTTTTTGATATTTTTCGCCGTCCGCAGGGGCGGCTTTTTTCATACCCCCGGGGCCTGCAAAGACCCCCGGGGTCATTTTGTACCCCGGCCTTTCAAAACACCCCCTGCCTGCAAAAGGCCTCCTCCCCCTTGAGGAGACCGGCAGGCAGCACACCCCAAGGAGCTGCCCATGGCAAAGACTGTTGCACGCCCGGATCGGGACGGCACCCACCGGCTGGCGTTTGAACGCAACAAGAAAAAGATCTACGCCACCCAGACCGTGTGCGGCATCTGCGGCAAGCCTGTGGATTTCAGCTACAAATTTCCGCATCCGCTTTCGCCGTGCATCGACCACATCATTCCGGTGGCCAAGGGCGGCCACCCCAGCGACCTCGCCAACCTGCAGCTGGCGCATTTCTGGTGCAACCGGCAGAAGAGCGACAAGCTGTTTACGCCTGTGGAGCAGCAGACGGAGCCGGATGCAGATGCCTCCATGGCCCTGCCGCTGAGCACCGACTGGACGGCGTACCGCAGCCGCTGAGACGGCCCGCAGCGCCGCCGGGACACGCACGCAGGGACGGGGGGCATCCCCCTCCCAGGGGGCCCTCTGACCTTCCCAGACCGTACTGTGAATATTTTCTCGTGAAAGGAGAATCCACCGCCCATGACCGACCTGAAAGGCATGGCCTATCTGCGCCGCCGCCTGAACCAGAAGCGCAGCCGAGTGCTGACCCGCTACAAGTATTACGAGATGAAGAACGCCGTAAAGGACTTTGGCAAGGTCACCCCGGATGAGTTCCGCTTTTTCAGCGAGACGCTGGGCTGGTGCGGAAAAGCTGTGGACGCTCTGGCCGACCGGCTGGTCTGGCGGGAGTTCCGGGATGATAACTTTGACCTGAACTCCATCTACCAGATGAACAACGCAGACACCCTGTTTGAAAGTGCCGTGCTGTCGGCCCTCATTTCCAGCTGCTGCTTTCTGTACATCAGCCCGGACGGCAGCGGCTACCCCCGGCTGCAGGTCATCGACGGCGGCAACGCCACCGGCATCCTGGACGAGGTGACCGGCCTGCTCACGGAAGGATATGCCGTGCTGTCCCGTGACCCGGAGACGGACAAGCCCCTGCTGGAGGCCTACTTCACGGCGGACAGCACCTGGTATTACCCCGACGGCCAAAAGCCGTATCAGGTGCCAAACCTCGCACCGGCCCCGCTGCTGGTGCCCGTCGTATACCGCCCGGATGCCAAGCGGCCCTTTGGCCACAGCCGCATCTCCCGTGCCTGCATGGGCCTGCAGCAGGGTGCCCTGCGCACCCTCAAGCGCAGCGAGATCAGCGCCGAGTTCTATTCCTTCCCGCAGAAATATGTGCTGGGCACCTCCAACGACGCCGAGCAGATGGACAAGTGGAAGGCCACCATCTCCAGTTTTCTGGAATTCACCAAGGACGAGGACGGCGACAAGCCGGTGGTGGGCCAGTTCACCCAGCAGAGCATGAGCCCCTACACCGAGCAGCTGCGCACATTTGCCGCCCTGTTTGCAGGCGAGACCGGCCTGACGCTGGATGATCTGGGCTTCGTCACCGACAACCCCTCCAGCGCCGAGGCCATCAAGTCCAGCCACGAGAGCCTGCGCCTGGCGGCCCGCAAGGCACAGCGCACCTTTGGCAGCGGCTTCCTGAACGCCGGGTATCTGGCCGCCTGCATGCGGGACGGCATCGCCTACCAGCGTCAGCAGCTCTACCTCACCCGCCCGGTGTGGGAGCCGGTGTTCGAGCCGGACGCCGCCACCCTGTCCGGCATCGGGGACGCCGTGGGCAAGATCAACACGGCCATCCCCGGTTATTTCGGTGCGGAGAACCTGCGGGACCTGACCGGCATCCGCTCCGAGAGCTGAGGAGGCACCCATGGCCGACAAGGACATTGCCCCGGAGCTGCTGGAGCGCATCCGGGCCGACTTCCGGGCGCTGCTGGGCGACGCAAAGCCCGCCGCCGACACCTACGCTGCCGCTGCGGATTACGCCGAGCTTGTGGGCAGCGCCCTGGCCGAGGCCTTCCGCCGCAACCTGACCGCCGACGCCCTGCCGGACGGCAGGCTGTACTGGAACATTGCCGACCGGGTGGTGCGCCCCCTGCTGGAAGAGGAGCACCTGCTGGTGGCGGACGCTTCCGCTGCCGTGCAGCAGGCACTGAACCAGCAGGCAAATCTCGGCATTGCCCCGCAGCGGGCCGTGCTGCCCACCGACGCTGTGGACGACCTGCTGAACAAGGTGTCCACGGCGGAGCAGTTTGCGGATGTGGCGTGGGCACTGGACGAGCCGGTGCGTACCTTCTCCCGCATGGTGGTGGACGACACCCTGAAACGCAACGTGGATTTTCAGGGCAAGGCCGGGCTGCGGCCCCGTGTCATCCGCACCGCCGAGAGCCACTGCTGCAAATGGTGCAGTGCGCTGGCCGGCACTTACGATTACCCCCGTGTGCCCAAAGACGTTTACCGCCGCCACGAGCGCTGCCGCTGCCGGGTGGAGTACGACCCCGGCGAAGGACGGCGGCAGAACGTGTGGAACAAGACGTGGTCGGAGGATGAGGAATCCCGGCAGGCACGCATTCAAAAGATTCAAAACCCATCGACAAACCGAGACGATTCTGCTAAGATAGAAGCACGAAAACAGATTGGGCTGCCGCCGGTCGATTCACCTGAGATCAAGGCCATCAAGGCCGCAATGTCCGAGCAGGTGCTTAGTCTGCCGGAAACCGCACAGGAGGCTCTCCGGCAGTATACCGGCTTTACGGCGACCCGTGTGAACTTTGCCATCCGGAACGGAAAAATCACACCGCAGATCCAGGAGACCATTTCCGCATTGGATAACGCGCTGGCTTCCGGCGTGATGCCGCAGAGCGTCACCCTGTACCGGAACACAGCGCTTTCTTTTCTAGGGTTCGGGCTTCCCAAAAATCCGACCCTGCAGGATCTGCAAGACCTTGTGGATCTCACACCGGAATTTCCGATATTTATATCAACCAGTTTTCAGAATCTGCATCTTCCGGGCCGTGACACGCTGATTCAGCTGCATGTTCCGGCAGGATATAAGGGCTGCCAGTTCCTTCAGCCTGTAGCGCTTCCCAAATTCAAAAGTCAGGACGAAGTCCTGTTTGCCCGTGGGATGCAGTATCGTGTGCTGGATGTTGGTAGAAAAGACGACCGATATTTTTTAGAGATCGAGGTGCTCCAAAATGTCTAAATTTTTGCGTGAAGAGGATATCAGCATGGGGTTCCGTGCTCCACTTTACAGCGTGCCGGTCTGTATCCCGGAATGCAATGTCTGTATTCACCGGGATGGACCGGGCAAATGCAAAAAGTTAGGAACTCCCCCCGATGATCTTCGTTTCGGAAAGCGCCACGATTGCCCGGACGCCGTCCTGAATACCAGCCATTTTTTATATCCCGAATACCAAAAATTGTACCCGGAAGAGTGCAAGGTCTCTGCCAAAAAGTAAACTTTCATCCACGGAATATCCTAGTTTAACCACTGTATGCCCTCAAAAAGGCACAACAGTGGTTTTTTCATGCCGTTTTAGCTCATGTTGGCAGAGCCGTGGTCTCCAAAACCACAGGTCACTGGTTCGATTCCAGTAAACGGTGCCATCATTTTCATGCAAAGGAGGAACCCAGTCCACCATGCCGCGGACGCGAAAACAGACAGCCCCGGCAAGGCTGGGGCGTCAGACGCCCACCGCTGCCGTGGTGCTGCCCTACACCAAAACCTTCGGCCAGGACGCCATCGACCTGTACAACTCCACCGGGCGCATCGCCCAGCAGTGGCAGGAGCTGCTGCTGTATGACATCCTTGCCCGCAACGAGGAGGATCTGTGGGTGCATACCAAGTTCGGCTATGCCGTGCCCCGCCGCAACGGCAAGAACGAGATCGCCGCCATCCGGGAGCTGTACGGCCTGCAGCAGGGCGAGAGCATCCTGCACACCGCCCACCGCACCACCACCTCCCGGGCCGCCTGGGAGCGGTTGTGCCACCTGCTGGACAAGGCCAAGATCCCCTATAAATCCATTCAGGCCGTGGGCCGGGAGCACATCCAGCTGGAAGAGGGCGAGGGCCGCATCGAGTTCCGCACCCGCTCCTCCAAGGGCGGCCTGGGCGAGGGCTTTGACCTGCTGGTCATCGACGAGGCCCAGGAGTACACCGACGATCAGGCCAGTGCCCTGAAGTATGTGGTCACTGACAGCGAGAACCCGCAGACCCTGTTCTGCGGCACCCCGCCCACGCCGGTGTCCTCCGGCACGGTGTTCCTCAAAATGCGCAACGCCGCCCTGCGGGGCGACACGCAGAACACCGGCTGGGCCGAGTGGAGCGTGGAGCAGCAGACCGACCCCCACGACGTGGAGGCCTGGTATCAGACGAACCCCAGCCTCGGCACCATCTTCACCGAGCGCAGTGTGGCGGATGAGATCGGCGATGACCCCATCGACTTCAACATCCAGCGTCTGGGGCTGTGGCTTCGGTACAACCTCAAATCGGCCATCAGCCGGGCAGAGTGGGACGAACTGAAAACCGACACCCTGCCCAAGCTCACCGGCAAGCTGTATGCCGGCATCAAGTTCAGCACCGACGGCACCAGCTGTGCGCTGGCCGTTGCGTGCCGCACCAAAGACAACGCTATCTTCGTGGAAGCCATCGGCTGCCATCCTACCCGGGACGGCAGCGGGTGGCTTCTTGATTTTCTATCCAAAGCCGACCTAGCCGCCGTGGCGGTGGACGGGGCCAGCGGGCAGCAGCTTCTGGCCGACGCCATGAAGGCCGCCCACCTCAGGTCCCCCGTGCTGCCCACGGTCAAGCAGGTCATCACCGCCAACGCCGCCTTCGAGCAGGCCCTTTTTGCGCAAGCCCTGTGCCATGCCGGCCAGCCCGGCCTTGCGCAGGCTGCTTCCAACTGCGAAAAGCGGGCCATCGGCTCCAACGGCGGCTTCGGTTACCGCTCTCTGACCGAGGGCGGCCACATCGAGCTGCTGGACAGCGTGATCCTGGCCCACTGGCAGTGCGCCGAGGGCAAGGGCAAGCGCCGGCAGCGCATCCGCTATTAACAGGCCACCCGGGCCTGTTTTTTTGTTGCCATAAAGGAGGGTATTCCATGGCAGAAGCATTTGAACCCATTACCACGCAGGAGGCGTTTGAGGCCGCTGTCGCTGACAGGCTGGCCCCTTACGCCGACTACAACGACCTCAAGGCCCAGAACGAGGCCCTCGCCGGGCAGGTGGCGGAGCTGAACACCCGCTGCCAGACCTACGAGACGGACGCGCTCAAGACCCGCGTTGCCCATGAGGTGGGCCTGCCGTTCGACCTGGCGGGCCGCCTGACCGGCTCCAAGGAGGAGGACATCCGCAAGGACGCCCAGAACCTGCTGCAGCTGATCAAGCCCAAGACCCCGCCCGCACCCCTGCGCGGCGACCCCGACCCCAGCGGCAGCGGCAAAAAGGCCGCCTGGCGCAGTTTCGCAAACCAGCTGATGAACAACGAGTAAAGGAGAACACATCATGGCAGATATTCTGAGCAAAGGCTCCCTGTTCCCGGAGGAGCTGATCCCCGGCTTTATCCAGAAAACCACCGGCGCGTCCGCGCTGGCCAAGCTCTGCGGCGCAACGCCCATCGCCTTCAACGGCCAGAAGGAATTCACCTTCACGCTGGACAAGGAAGTGGACATCGTGGCAGAAAACGGTGCCAAGGGCAAGGGCGGCATGACCGTGGAGCCCATCACCATCGTGCCCATCAAGATCGAGTATGGTGCACGCGTGTCCGACGAGTTCCTGTACGCTTCCGAGGACGCCCAGATGGACGTTCTGAGCGCCTTTGCGGACGGCTTTGCCAAGAAGGTGGCCAAGGGTCTGGACCTCATGGCCTTCCACGGCATCAACCCCCGCACCGGCTCTGCGTCCGGCGTCATCGGCACCAACCACTTTGACAGCAAGGTCACCCAGGCCGTGACCATTGCCGCCTCCGACAAGCCCGACACCAACGTGGAGGCCGCCATCGCCCTGGTGCAGGGCGCGGAGCGGGACGTTACCGGCATGGTGCTGGCCCCCAGTTTCAAGAGCGCTCTGGCGGCCCAGACCACTACCGACGGCGCCAAGCTGTACCCGCAGCTGGCCTGGGGCGCAAACCCCGGCGAGGTGAACGGCCTGCGGGTGGAATCCACCTCCAACCTGTCCGCCGGTTCCAGCCTGGACCGTGCGCTGGTGGGCGACTTCACCAACTGCTTCAAGTGGGGCTACGCCAAGGAGATGCCCATTGAGGTGATCCAGTACGGCAACCCCGACAACGACGCGGATCTGGGTGACCTGAAGGGCCACAACCAGGTGTACCTGCGCGGCGAGGCCTACATCGGCTGGGGCATCCTGGATCCGTCCGCATTCGCCCACATCAAGGCCAACGCCTAAGGAGGACACGCCATGCTGTACCGCAACAAGCGCACCGGCGCTGTGATCGAGACGCCCTGCCGCGTTTCCGGCGGGGACTGGGAGCCCGTCAAGGCAGAAAAGGCGGCCAAACCCAAGGCTGCCGCCAAGGAGAAACCGGAGGCTGCTGAATGAGCTACGCCACCGTGGAGGACATGACCGCTCTGTGGCGTCCCATGACCGCCGCCGAGCAGGCCCGGGCGTCCCCTCTGTTGGAGGTGGTGTCCGCCAGCCTGAATGTGGAAGCCGCCAGGGTGGGCAAAGACCTGCCCGCCCTCACCGCTGCAGACGAAGCCCTGGCCCTGGTGGCCAAGAGCGTCACCGTGGACGTGGTGGCCCGCACCCTGATGACCAGCACGAACCAGGAACCTCTGACCCAGTTCACCCAGGCCGCAGGCGGCTACTCGGCGTCCGGGTCCTTTCTGGTGCCCGGCGGCGGCCTGTTCATCAAAAAATCGGAGCTGGCCCGGCTGGGCCTGCGCCGCCAGCGGATGGGAGTGATCGAACCCTATGGCTCTGATTGAAGGCATCCCCGTCATCCTCTATGAGCGCACCCAGACCGGCGAGGATGCTTTTCACGCCCCGGTTTACACCGAAACACCGGTCACGGTGGAAAATGTGCTCATCACGCCGGTGGACAATGCCGCCGTGGTCACCGAACTGCAGCTCACCGGGCGGCGCATCGCCTACACGCTGGCCCTCCCCAAGGGCGACGCCCACGACTGGAACAATGTCCGGGTGGCGTTCTGGGGCCAGACTTTCTGCACCGTGGGCGGGGCCGTGCAGGGCATCGGATCCATGGTGCCTCTGGCCTGGAACAAGAAAGTGCAGGTGGAACGGATTGAATAACGTCAAGGTCAGGCTGAACAAGAAAGGCGTCGGCAAGCTGCTGAAAAGCAAGGAACTGGCCGACGGCCTGAACAGCCTTGCCTTTGCGGCCCAGAGCCGCTTGGGCGACGGGTACGAAGCCGTGTACTACACCGCACCCACCCGTGCCGTGGCGGAAGTCCGGGCGGGAAGCTATGCCGCCCGCAAGGAGAACGCCGACACCAATTCCATTTTAAAGGCCCTGAAATGATCGAAGAAATCATCCTGAATTACCTGCGGGAAAACGGTTTTCCCTGCTTTATGTCCGTGCCGGAGAACCCCTCCGGCAATTTTTGTGTCCTGGAAAAGACCGGCTCCGACTGCGACGAGGGCATTTACACGGCCACACTGGCGGTGCAGTCCTACGGCCACAATGCCTGCGACCATGACGGCACCTTAGGTGCTGCCCAGCTCAACGAGCAGATCAAGGCCGCCATGCAGGCTGCCGACAACCTGCCGCAGCTTGTGCGCTGCGACCTTTATTCCGACTACAATTTCCCCGACACCACCCGAAAACGGCCCCGCTATCAGGCCGTTTTCGGCGTGGTGCATTACTGATTGAAAGGAGCCTTTTTTATGGCAGATGCAAAGAACGTGACCGCTGCAAAGCCCAAGGTGGGCGGTGCCGTCTGGCGTGCCCCGCTGGGCACCACTTTGCCCACCGACGCCAAGACCGCGCTGGACAAGGCATTCAAGAGCCTGGGCTATATCTCCAGCGACGGTCTGACCAACGCAAACTCCCCCTCCAGCGAGAACACCACCGCCTGGGGCGGTGACACCGTGCTGACCCAGCAGACCGAGAAGCCGGACACCTTCGCTTTCACCCTGTTGGAATCCCTGAACCCTGACGTGCTGAAGGCCGTGTACGGTGACGACAACGTCACCGGCGACCTGACCACCGGCATCACGGTCAAGGCCAACTCCAAAGAACAGAAGGACTGCTGCTGGGTGGTGGAGATGATCATGAAGGACGATGTGAACAAGCGCATCGTCATCCCGGACGCCGCCGTCACCTCGGTGGGCGACATCACCTATTCCAACGGTGCCGTGGGCTACAACACCACCCTGACCGCCGTGCCGGACACTTCCGGCAACACCCACTACGAGTACATCACCGCCAAGGGCGCATAAGGAGGACAAAACGCATGATCACTGCAAAAACCAGGGACGGCTTTGAGATCGAACTGAGCGAGGACGCACTGGACGACGCCGAGTTGCTGGACGCCCTGGGCGGCATGCAGGACGGCAACGTCTTTGACATGAGCCGCCTGACCCTGCGCCTGCTGGGCAAGGAGGGCCGGAAGAAGCTGTATGACCACCTGCGCACCCCGGATGGCCGTGTGCCGGTGGCCAAGGTGGCGGACGCTCTGGGCGAGCTGATGAACAGCTTCACGGCCGGAAAAAACTCTGCATCCTCGCCGAACTGATCGCATCGGACGAGGACGCCCTGATCTGCGATTTTGCCCAGTATTACCATGTGCTGGACTGGCGTGCCCTGCCGCTGCGTCTGGCCGCCACCCTGGCCGCAGGCCTGCCGGAAACAAGCCGCAGCCTGCGCAAGGCGGCAGGCCGCACGGTGGACTTTGAGACGGAACTGCTGGCTTACGCCGCCGACCGCCTGACCCAGGTGCTCTGGTGGCTGCACAACGACACGTCCAAGCCGCCCTCCGTGCTGGCCGACCTGTGCGGCGAGGCGGACACCAGCAACGTGCAGTGCTACGCCAGCGCAGAAGAATTTGACGCCGCCCTTGCGGCGCTGAAAGGAGGTTGACGCCATGGCGGACGGAATCGAACTGGGCAAGGCATATGTCCAGATTGTTCCCTCGGCGCAGGGCATCAAAAGCGCCCTGACTGAGATGTTTGACGAGGAGACCGACGGCCTTGGCGAGCAGACCGGGCAGAGCATCGGTCAGGAACTCATCGGCACCCTGAAGAAAGTGATCGCGGCGGCCGGCATCGGCAAGATCATCTCGGATTCCATCAACATGGGCGGTGCCCTGCAGCAGAGCCTTGGCGGCGTGGAAACGCTGTTCAAGGACAGCGCCGACACCGTTAAGGCCTACGCTGCCCAGGCCTACAAGACCGTGGGCCTGTCGGCCAACGACTACATGGAGCAGACCACCAGCTTTGCGGCCAGCCTGCTGTCCAGCGTCAGCCAGGACACCAACGCCGCCGCCCAGCTTGCCAACATGGCCATGGTGGATATGGCCGACAACGCCAACAAGATGGGCACGGATATGCAGGATATCCAGAACGCCTATCAGGGCTTTGCCAAGCAGAATTACACCATGCTGGATAACCTCAAGCTCGGCTACGGCGGCACACAGGCCGAGATGCAGCGGCTGTTGAACGACGCCACCAAGATCTCCGGCGTGAAGTATGACCTCGGAAATCTGGCCGACATGTACAGCGCCATCCACATCATCCAGCAGGAAATGGACATCACCGGCACTACCGCAAGGGAAGCAGCCACCACCCTGACCGGCAGCTTTGCGGCCATGAAAGCTGCCGCCGAGAACGTGCTGGCCGACTGGTCCACCGGCGCAGACCTCACCGAGCCGCTGCAGGCGCTGGCCGACACGGCACAGACCTTTCTTGTGGATAACCTGCTGCCCATGATCGGCAATGTACTGGCAGGCATTCCGGAAATCGTTTACAGCCTTGTGCCGGAGCTCCTGCAGACCGGCACCGAGCTGCTAAGCTCCCTGGCACAGGGCTTCACCGAGGGCATCCCGGAGTTCTTCTCCACTGCTCTGCCGCAGCTGCTGGCCTTTACGGACCAGCTGCGGGACAACGCGGCCAGCTTTGTGGACGCCGGTCTGAACCTTATCACCCAGCTGCTCAACGGTCTGATCGCCGGTCTGCCGGACCTGATCGCCTATGTGCCGGATATCATCATCAACATCTGCGGCATCATCAACGACAACATGCCCAAGATCCTGGCTGAAGGTGTTTCCATCATCGTGCAGCTGGTCGTGGGCATCGTCAAGGCGGTGCCGGATCTGCTGGCCAACTGGAAGAAGATCCTGCAGGCCGTGTTGTCGGTGATCTCGGCCATCAACTGGCTGAACATCGGCAAAAACATCCTCACTGGTGTGGCAAACGGCGTCAAGAGCATGGGTTCCAGCATGCTGAATGCCTTCAAGGGCGGATTTTCCAGCGCACTGAACTGGATCAAGAGCCTGCCCTCGCAGGCCGTGCAGTGGGGCAAGAACCTGATCCAGAGCTTCATCAACGGCCTCACCGGCAAAGGCGGTGCGGTTGGTGCAGGAGCCATCGCAGCCACCGCCGGTGCCACCATTGCTAAAACCGCCAGCGGGAACGACTGGTCCTCCGTCTGGGCGGACGCCAACGCCGACGTGGCCGACAGCGCCCAGTCCATGGCGGAGGTGGTCGTCCCGGCCTATACCAAGTCCGGGGACGCCGCCACCAAGGCGGCCAAAAAGACCAAAGCCGCCGCACAGGCCGCCGAGACCCTGCTGTGGTCCCTGCAGGACGCAGGCCACACCGACACCACCAACGCCCTGGGCAAGGTGACCATCCAGACCACCGAGCTCACCGAGCACCTGCGCAAGGGCAGCGAGGAGTATGACCGGCTGACCCGCACCGTGACCGAATCCGGCAAGGAGATGGTGAACGGCGTGGTGAAAAACTACAAGACTGTCACCAAGTATGTCACCGACCACGGCAAGACCACGGCCCAGACCCAGAAGACCTATGAAGAGATCGCTGCCACCGTCCGGGACACGGTCACCTCGACCTTTGATTCCGTCGTGGACGGCGTCAGGACCTCCACCCAGACCGTCACCGAGACGCTGACCGATGAAACGACCCAGCAAAAGCAGATCATCACCAAGACCTGCACCGACATCGTCAACGGAATGCTGGTGACCAAAGAGCAGGTGGAGACCATTGCCGCAGACGGGGCCAGGACCACCGCCGAGACCATCAAGGAAGCCAGCGCCAACACCTTCTCCGGCCTGCTGAAAGGCTGGCAGGAAGAGGCCGACAAGGGCATCCTGGGCACCTTCGACACGCTGGTGACCGCCATCAAGAAACAGGACTGGAAGAGCGTGGGCGAGTGGGTGCTGTCTACGCTCTACACCGGCCTTGCCCCGGAAGCCAAGCAATGGATCGACAAGCTGGGCACCAGCCTCATCCAGCAAATCAACGGCGTATTGCTCAAGGGCGTGCAGGGCGTCTCGCAGGGGGCGTGGAACCTCGGCGGGCAGATCGCCCAGGGTGTCACCAGCGGATTTGGTAGCATCGTGGATCAGGCCGGCAGTCTGGCCCAGATCCTCACCGGCACCTTTGCCTCCCTCAAGGCTCCGCTGGGCGCTGCAGCCACCAGCATCAGCACGGCACTGTCCGGCGGACTGCTGTCGGCATTCCCGGCCATTTACAGCGCCCTGGGCGCCCTCATCTCCACCATTGGCTCTGCCTTTGTGGGAATGCTGCAGGCCATCGGCGCAGCACTGCTGCCCACCGGCATCGGCACGCCTCAGGGCATTGCCATGATCGCCGCCGGCGCGGCTCTGGTGGCCGCCATTGCCGCCATCACCGTGGGGCTGGGCGTGGCGTTCAAGCGCAAGCACACCAGCTCCGGCAGCACGGCGGGCAGCACTGTGAGGGCCTCCGGCACCCTATGGGACTACGAGCAGCCCCGCAGCCTGCCCCAGCGCACCCAGCGGCCCAACATCGAGGTGAATCAGTACATTTACAGCAAAGCGCAGACGGCTGCCGACCTGATGCGTGAAGCGCAGTATGAGCAGAAAAGGGCGGTGCTGCAGGGTGTTTGATGCTGTTTTTACCACTGGCACCGGCCAGAGCTTCGCTTTTGGCTATGCCGCCGGCGTGCTGTGGAGCTGCGACCCGCTGGGCGACCTGCCCGTGGAGCTGGAGACCAGCCAGGGCTACCAGCAGGTGGGTGCCACCGTGGACAGCCGGAGTATTTCCGGCGTCACCCGCACCATCACCGGGCGCATCCTGCGCAACGCCGACTACTGCAAGCGCCAGCTGCGGGACATTTTTGCTCCCGGCGTCACCGGCCGCCTGACCGTGGCCGGAAAATACTGGTGTGACGCCGAGGTGCAGCGCTGCCCGGCCATTTCGCCGGCAGTGCTGTGGCCAACCTTCAGTTTCCAGCTCTACTGCCCGAACCCCTACTGGCACAGTGTGGCCAAGACCACGGCAGCCACCATCAAGGTAACGCCCGTGTTCCGGCTGCCGGTGTGCTACACCTCGCATCAGTACGGCATCCGGGAACAGGCCAGCTACATCCGCATCCTCAACAGCGGTCTGGACACCCGGAGCTGGCAGCTCTCGCTGACCGCCCGGGGCGAGGTGGTCAACCCCGGCGTCATCAACCCGGAGACCGGCGAATATCTGCGCTTCATCACGACCCTGCAGGACGGTGACGAGCTGCAGGTCTACCGGGAAAACGGCGAGCTCCGGGTGGAGCGGGTCATCGACGGCAAAGGCTACGACGTCCTTTCGGTGCTGGACGGCAGCAGCACCCTCTGGACGGTATACCACCTGTCTCTTATACACATCTCCGAGCCCA